GCCAACATCATCACGAACGACGCCGAATGTGTAGATCTGTGACATCGTGTGACTCCCTGTTGCGCTGTCGAGAGACGGCCGGAGGGAACGCCCGACCGCCTCACGACAACGGACTGCAAAGCAGCCTCGTTGCGAACTCGACTAGGCCGAGATGCCGGAGATGAGCTTGGCCCACTTGTTGCCCTGTCCGCCGAGCACAGTGACGCCGTAGTCGCTTTCGACATGCAGCGCGATGCCCTTCGGATTGTTCGTGTCGTACGAATAGATCTGGCCGAGAGCAGCGTTCGGATCCGGCGTGAAGGTCTGCAAGAATCCGCTGTCGCCGTAACCCTCCGCGACCTTGAACAGAGACACAGTGCCATCCGTCATGACGCTCGCGCCAGTCTGCGATGCAGCAGTCGGCAGGAACTGCGGCAGCACAACGAACTCGATGCCAGGCGTGATGAGCTGCGTCGCAAAGAAAGTCGACAGCTGATTGAAGTTCGATGTGCCGGTGCGGACCTGCGACAGCGCGCTGCTAACAGTCGCAGCAGCGATCGAGTAGCCCTGCTCGAACACCTGGTTCTTCTTGATGAGACGGCGCGCAGTCGTGAGATTGCAGACAGCAACCCAACGGCCGGAGGAGATGTCTGCGCCATCCTTCGCGATGTCCTCGAGAGCCTCGTTGAAAGCATCCTGAAGATCGGCGGAAGCGAGCGCAGCATTGGTCGGCGTGATCGGCGAACCGGAGTAGTTGCCCGTGTCGGAGAGCGCCGCGCCAACGATCTTCGCGTGATGCTGCCGGCCCTGGATGGAGAGCCGATCAGTGTAGCGCGCAACGATGTCCTCGCCACGAGCAGCGAACTCGTCGATCTGCTTGAGCGTGAACACATTGTAGCCCCAACGGAACAGGCTCGACTGGTAGCTCGCGGACGAGATACGCATGCCGCTCGCAGTCGCCGGCGTATCGTAATCGACAGGCTGAATGCCCTGCGCGCCATCGGTCACGAGAGCATCATTCTCGGCGAAGTAGTGATAGAAACCCTGCCTCGTCGGAACCTTCACAACGGGCGCAAGCCCGAGTGACTCCGTGCCCGTCGCGCCGGCGCGAAAGAGCGAGATGCGTTGCAGGATGCCAGGGCGAAGTGCGCCGGTATTGACGCCAACAGAAGGAAACGCGAAAGCCATGATGAGACCTCAATCGAGAGAGAGCGAGAGCGCTGTTGCGCGGAATGGTTACTGGATCAGATACGGAGCGAAGCGCAGCAGGAACTGCTCGCTAGCCGCAGCATCCGTGAGCGCGAGGCCCCAGACATAGTCGCCGGCTGTGCCGCCCGTAGTGATGAAAGATCCATCCGTATCGACGAGCACAGGATCGCCTGCGTTGACGCCGCCCGTGCCTGCGAGAGCCTGCACAACGCAGCCAAGCGCGTCGACGATCTCGATCGCAGATGCAGCAATCGGCGACGGATAAGTGCCAGGCGTGATGCTGTCGCCGCCGACAACAACAATGCCGTAGGGAATCTCCGTCTGCGCAGTGGCGAGATTGATGGTGGCCTGCGCAGTGAGCGTCACGCCGCAGCCTTCGGAAGCGGAGAGATCTTGATCGATCAGGTTGATCGGATTGGGAGTCTTGTATGTGAGATTACCGAGAGCCATGTTCTACCTCGTGAGATGTGCTGCGATGCAGCGTGTGTTGCGTTAGCGGAGACGAGCGTTGCGAAGTTCAACAACGGAATCGGGAGTGCGGCCGAAGCGAATCCACGACGCCGCCTGCCAGTGCGCGATGCCCTCTTTGTCCGACAGCTCGCAGATGCGATTCCACTGCTCGTCATCGGAGAGCGCATCGAAGCGCTTGCCGTCCGCGATACATTCGGCGAGCGACGCAGTGCGAACATTCGGCCCGATCGGAGCGACCTTGCGAGCAGCTGCAACGGGAGCTGCGGCACCAGGGCGCGCAGTGTGGCCGAGATCCTTGAGCAGCGCCTCAAACTTGCCGTTGCCTGCGAGATACGCATCGCGCAGCAGCGACTCCGTTGCCGGCGAAACATTGCGGCCGGAGAGAGACGACTTCACAACGAACGCCGCGCGTGCGCGCTTCTCCGCGAGCAGAGCCGAGCGCAGACGCTTGACCTCGTCGGCGAGCATCGCCTCATCTGCCTTGTCGAGTTCCTCGCCGGACTTCTCCATCTCGGCAGCGCGCTCGAGTTCGGCGACAGCAGCAGCCTCGATTGCCTCCGGATCTTCGTCGGCCGCAGCCGACTCCATCTCCATCGCCTTGTGCGCTTCCTCGTGAGCTGCGCCGAACAGCTTGCCGATCAGCTCGTCGATTGCGACTTGCTCCATTCCCTGCTCGGCACAGTAGGCCGCGAACTCTGCACTAGTCATCTTCATTGGGACACCTTCGGAGAGAGACACGCCGCGCATGTCGGCGACTGGAATCTGTTGCGCTTTGACCTGCGGAATCGTGACGAAAGAAACTTCGCCGATCGCAAACGGATAGGCCGGCTCGCTCTCGCGTTCCGTCGATGCCCAGGCGCGAATGTTCGGCGAGACATAGGGCACTTCGCCGGCATCGAATGCAGCGAGCCATCGCGGACTGGTGATGTCGAGTCCGCCATACATCATGCGCGGCGCGCTCTGTGACAGGCCGTGCGCAGCTGCCTCTGCTTTCGTGAGCACTCGGATGCGGCGCAGGTAGCCTGCGGCCGTGCCGTCTTTCGTGTGCTCGATGGCGATGGCCGGCGCGAAGTCTGTGAGCCATCTTTCGAGCGATGCAACAGCGTCGTCGAATGTGAAGCGCAGCAGGTCCGGATCCGTAGCGTCTGCATCGAAACGCCACTCCATGCCATGCGCGAAGATCGGCCCTTCGGGAATCAACGAAACCCAACGCAGATCGCCATCGTCGCCGAGAGCAACGGAGCGAGTGTGAATCTTGAAACGAGCGGAGCGCATGCCGCAACAATGCAGCAGTGCAATCGTGGTGACTAGATGCTCTGCGTTGACATCGGGCGCGTTAGCGTTGCAGAGGGAGCGCAAGCGTAGCGCGATCGGATGCGCCGCGCTGCAACAACATTCTTTTGCGAGGGACCATGCTCACGAACAGACAGCGCGCCATCGTTGACGAACTCCGCAAGGGACACGCCATCGATGTTCACTTCTCTCCGCGTGACATCGCCAGGCGCATCGGCATGTTCGGAGATCACGCTGTGCGCCTCGAGATCGGGCGCATGATTATCGATGGCGAAGTGCTCGCCGTCATCGAAGCGCGAGGCATCCGGCCGGCGCGATACAAGCTGCGCAGCTGCGACTGCGTAGGCTGCAAACTCGACTAGGCAATCGGAGAGTAGATCGCGAACCATCCGCATCTGCATCGGCCCACGCCGCCTTTGCACTTCGGATCCGGCAACGGAGGCAGCTTCAACTTGCCGCCGCTCACATACTTCGCCGGCACTACCTCTTGCCCATCCATCTTCGCGCAGTGATCGCAGCGCTCTTTGTCTGGCACAGATGAGCGAATCAACTTGCTCGGCACCATGCCTTGCGCCTCCGGCGTTGCAGCATAGGTCGATGTACGCACTGCGCCCTCGAGCACATTGCGCGACTCGAATGCAGATGATGCGAGTCCCTCCATCGTGATGCGCGTTGTCCATGTGGACATGTCTGCGCCGCCGAGGATTGCATTCTCGATGTCTGTCTGCACACGGTTCGCGATTGTCTCGCCGGCTTGTTGCGTGAGCGCAGCTGCTCGCGCAAACTGCGAGTCGGCCTGGCCTGCCATCATCTTGGAGATGTCTGCTGCCTCATCTGCCGAGACAGCCGGACCAACGACTGCGCTGCGCTTCGCGCGCTTTGCCTCTTGCGAGACTTCCGATGACAACGCCGTGCGCAGGTTCGCAGCTTCCTCCGTCAAAACCTTTTGATAGGCCGATGCATAGTAGTTCCACAGCACATCGCGCTCGCCAGTTTGCCAACCATTCTTGAGCGCTTTCTGCACAGCCTGGCGATGCAGCTTGGCAACAACATCGATCTTCATCTGCGTTTGCAGATCGAGATTCTTGCGAGCGTCTGCAAGCGCGACCCATGCAACAACTTGCTCCTCCGGCCGCAGCTCGCGATAGGTCACGAACTCTGCTGCGTTCGCATCGAGCACGAGCACGCCGTCGCTGTCGGAATCGGAGAGATCGCCGAGCGCTGCGCCGGAGTCATGCAGCCTCGCTGCGCGTTGATGCGCGCCGATTGCGTAGGCATGCAGCAGAGAGCGGCACCACTCGCGACAGGCATCGCCGCCGCGCAACTGGTAGGCATGCCAGACAGGTCCGCGCGCCTTGAATGACTGCGCCTGCGAGATGCGCGGAAACTCATCTGCGAAGTATCGCGCGAGGCGCAGCATGCGCGCCCATGCGATGCGCTTGCCTGCTGCCAGGTCGCGAGCAACGAGCAGCGCGCCGTTGTCGTTTGTGCGTCCCTTCGTTGCGGCGCGATGCGCATCGAGCGCAGCCTGTGCCGCAGCTGCAACGCGATCGGGCACGATGACATCTGGATGCTCTGCGAGCGAGGCAGCGAGCCAGACTGCATCATCCGACATCATGCTCTCACGCGCCTCTGTCGACGCCGGAGCGAACGCTGCGCTGTCTCCGATCGCGGCCGGAACTTCGATGTTGCCATCGAGCACAACGCTCGGCGCAGCAGCAGCAGCAGATGCATCGCCGTTTGCATTCTTTGCCACGCTAGGCGCAGGCGCAGCAGCAGGCGGCACAGCAGGCGCAGCAACAACGCCGGCCGATGATGTCGCAGCCTGTGCGTCAACCATTGCGCGCGCAGCTGTCTCTGCGATGCCGGCCGCCTGGAGCAGCAAGATCGCAGCATCGGGCGCGAGCGGCGCAGGATTCGCTTCTGTTTTTGTGAGCGATGCGAGCACTTGCTGCGCGACCTGCAACGAGCCAACGAGCAGAGGCGCAGGCGCGTCGTCTGTTGCCTCGATCTTTTCGACTTCGGGAGCGCCGATGATTTTGCGCGCCCACGCTTCGTCGTCGGGACCCTTCGTGAGCAGGCCGGCTTGCACTCCCTGCACATAGGCCGACCATCCATCGAGGCCAGTCGTCATCTCTGCTGTGACAGCGCGAATCGTCGGCAGCTTGCCGCGATAACCATACTGCGCTGCGAGCCATTGGAACATGCCGCGCGAGGCGCGCTCGAAGATGCCATTCATCCACGCGACAGCCTTGCGCGAAGATGTCGAGTCGAGCGTTTCTGCCATCGCACGAGAGCCGAACTGCGAGATGCCGGCGAGCGGCGCGTTCAACTTCTTTTCGATCTGGCGATCGAGATACTCGAGCTGTGCGATGACATCGGGCGGCGAGCCGGACGGGTAGCGCATCTCGACATCGACTTGCTTCGGGCGCAGCAGATACTTGCGTTGCCCATCTTGGAACTGCTGTCCGAATGTGTTGAACGATGCGATGTCATCGTCGCTCACGCTCGGCTCGTAACTGATGTCCAGA